TTCGGTCAAGATCAGTTTGAATCAAATCATTGCGGCTGTCATTGGCCAAGACCCGCTTGAGTTTCCCATTCCCGTATCCTTGGGCGGAACGGGAATTGCCACTTATGCCATTGGGGACATCCTATTTGCATCGGCCACGCAGACGTTCTCCAAACTGGCTGACGTTGCCACTGGGAATGCTCTGATCTCTGGCGGTGTTGGCGCTGCGCCTTCGTATGGCAAGATTGGCCTGACCACGCACGTCTCCGGCACCCTACCTGTGGCCAATGGTGGAACTGGCGTCACGACATCGACTGGCACGGGTTCGGTTGTGCTTTCAGCGTCTCCTGCGCTTACGGGCAACGTGACCGTTACGACCAACTCGGCATCCGCTGCTGTAACGATTAACCAGACGGGTGCTGGCAACGCTTTTGTGGTTGAAGACAGCGCAAGCCCTGACGCATCGCCGTTTGTAATTGACGCCTCTGGCAACGTGGGGATTGGCACGAGTTCTCCCGCTGATAAATTGCAAGTGGAAGGCAATATCTATCTAGGCACCACCAATCGCACAATTTATTCTGGGGGGAGTGCAAACCTAACTCTCCAAGTAAACACTGGACAACTGATATTTTTGAGGTCCAACGGCGCAAGCGAAAGTATGCGTATCGACGCCTCTGGCAACGTAGGGATTGGCACGAGTTCGCCAACAGGTCGCCTATCTGTAACTGGAACATCCACTGGATCGCAGTTAACCGCACTTACGCTTTCCAACGATGGCCTAACCGCTAGCAGCACAGTCAGACTGAACTTTCTAACTGGGGAAGATGGCACCGCTGGACGCACTCGCGGACTTATTGAAGGATTATCCCCCGCAGCCAACGATGGCGCTCTTGCATTCCACACAAGAAGTGCTGGCTCAACCGCAGAACGCTTCCGTATTGGTTCGCTGGGCCAGTGGGGCATCGGCGGCGCGAACTACGGCACGTCCGGCCAGACCATCATCTCTGCTGGCTCCGGCGCTGCCCCCGCGTGGGGCGCTGTTGGCGCGGCTGGTGGTGGCACTGGGATCACGTCCTACACCATCGGGGACATCGTCTACGCCTCCGGCACCACGACCCTGTCCAAGCTTGCTGACGTAGCCACAGGCAACGCCCTAATCTCCGGCGGCGTGGGTGCCGCCCCGTCCTACGGCAAGATCGGCCTGACCACCCACGTCTCCGGCACCCTGCCCCTAGCCAACGGCGGAACAGGGGCAACCAGCGCCCCTGCGGCTGCTGCGGCCTTGCTGGGCTACACGGCCACGGCCACGGCTGGTGCAACGACAACCCTGACCAACGCCAGCAGCCAATACCAACTGTTCACTGGCGCGACCACGCAGACGATCACGCTGCCCGTGACATCCACGCTGGGGACGGGCTGGTCGTTCCACATCGTCAACAACTCCACGGGTAGCTTGACGGTCAACTCTTCCGGCGGAAACCTCGTGGTGACCGTAATTGCTGGCCTAAGCGCAATGGTGACCTGCATTGGCACCACGCTGACCACCGCCGCAGACTGGGAAGCTGGCTTTACTGATTTTCAAGCCGCTACGGGGACGGGGTCAGTGGTTCTTTCGGCGTCCCCTACTCTTACGGGAACCACAGCAGTTGCCGCATTGACCGCCACAGGCGCAATAAGTGACGCAATTGGCAACGTCCGTGACCTTGTAAACAGCGACAAAACCGCTGCTTACGTCCCTGCGGCGACAGACAACGGCAAGCTGATCAACATCACCACGGGCGGCATAACGATCAACGCCAGTGTGTTTACCGCCGGACAGAACGTGACGATCTACAACAACAGCGCATCTTCGCAGACGATCACGCAGGGAACCAGCGTCACAATGTATCTGGCTGGCACTGCGACAACTGGCAACAGGACTTTGGCACAACGCGGCATTTGCACGATACTGTGCGTTGCGTCGAACACGTTTGTTTGCTCTGGTGCAGGATTAACATAATGACCTCGGTAGTAGGATTGATTGCATCTTATGGTTCCCCTAATACATTTACCGCTTCTGGCGGCGTGGTAACTACTGCCGGAAGTTATACGGTTCACACTTTTACAGCAACGGGGAACTTTGTAGTATCTGCTGGATCAAAAAGCGTTGAATACCTCATTGTAGCTGGTGGGGGCGGCGGTGGAATTAGCCCGTCATCTGCATGGGAAGGCGGCGGAGGCGGCGGTGCTGGTGGTATGTTAACGGGAACCACCACAGTGTCGGTAGCAACTGGCACTTATGCTATGACTGTTGGCGCGGGTGGTGCTATTGCTACAGTTGGCAATAATAGTTCAGCTTTTGCAGTCACCTCTAGTGGGGGTGGTCGTGGCGGCACAATCGGCGCAAGCACACCCGCAGACTACGTTGGTGGAAACGGCGGCAGCGGCGGCGGCGGCATGGGCTATACACTCCTTAGAGCGGGCGGTACGGGCATAGCCGGACAAGGCAATAATGGTGGCGCTGGCGCCATAGGCACCGGAGCTAACAACGTGGGCGGAGGCGGCGGGGGCGGTAAAGCGGCAGTTGGTTCTACCAGTGTTGCTGGTGCTTTCGTGGGTGCAGCGGGTGGCCAAGGACAAATTTGGCCTTCTGGCGGTTCCGTGTATTATGCTGGCGGCGGCGGTGGTGGTAACGGGAACTCAGCAACCGCCACAGCCGCAGCATTAGGGGGTGGTGGAGTTGGACAAACCACAACGCTTGCAGCAACAGCCGGAACTGTAAACACGGGAGGAGGAGGTGGCGGTGGTAGATCAGGGTTACTTGGCGCTTCATCTGGAGCCGCAGGTGGTTCTGGCGTGGTAATCGTAAGGTATTTAACGTAAGGTATATCATGGCACACTTTGCAGAACTTGATGCCGACAACATCGTCGTGCGGGTGATTGTGGTGAACAATGCCGAACTGCTTGATGCCAATAGGCAAGAGCAAGAGGCAATCGGCGTTGCTTTTTGTCAGTCTCTATTTGGCGGAACGTGGGTGCAGACAAGCTACAACGGCAACTTTAGGGCGCGGTTTGCAGGGCAAGGCTATGCCTACGACCAGAACCATGATGCTTTCATAGCGCCAAAGCCTTTCCCATCGTGGACGTTTAGCGACAACATTCTGGATTGGGTTTCGCCTGTTGCATATCCAGAAGACGGCAACCGCTACGCATGGGACGAAAACACGACTTCATGGGCCGCGTGGCCCGATGGGGCAGCCTAACGCGCACCGTGACAGCCACCAGTGTTTGTTGTATGGTGACGCAGAAGACCCAGTGGCAGGACCGATCTGATGGCATCTATTCAAATTCCAAACCTCCCTGCCGCCATTGGGCTTGACGGCAATGAACTGTTTGAAGCCGTTCAAGCCGGAACCTCGGTCAGGGTCACCTTGAACCAAATGCAGGACTATTCGTTTTCCGGCTTCCTGCGGTCTGTCAACAACCTTTCCGATGTTGATAGCGTGATTACCTCGCGGGCCAACCTTGGCCTTGGCACTGCCGCAACCACCAACGCAACGGCCTACGCCACGGCGGCGCAGGGCATCTTGGCCGATGGTGCGTTGCAAAGGGCTGGCGGCACCATGACGGGCGCGCTTCTCTTGAACGCCAACCCGTCAGTGGGTCTTCAGGCGGCCACCAAGGAATACGTCGATACCATTGCGGCGGCGGGCGTACACTACCACGCGCCCGTTCGGGCTGCGACAATTGCCACGCTGACCGCCACCTACAACAACGGCACTGCGGGTGTTGGGGCCACGCTGACAAACTCTGGGACGCAGGCGGCCTTGGTTATCGGCGGCGTCACGGCGTCTGTGGCCGACCGCATCTTGGTGAACCAGTCTGTCAACCAGACTACCAACGGCGTCTACACCGTGACGAATGTCGGCTCTGCCAGTACCAACTGGGTGATGACCCGCGCCACGGACGCCAACAGCTATGCGCCGTCCAGCCCCACAGCCCTTGGGCAGGGTGATGCTTTCTTCGTCAGCCAAGGCACCTACGCGGGCCAGCTTTATGTCTGCAACACGGCTGGCACCATTACCTTCGGCACGACAAACATCACGTTTGCGCTGATGGCGGAAACTGCGGTCTACTCGGCTGGCACGGGCCTGACCCTGACAGGCACTACGTTCAGCATTGACGGCACGGTCGTCACCCTGACGGGCAGCCAGACCCTGACCAACAAGACGCTGACATCTCCCACCATCAATGGCGGCACAATCTCTGGGATCACCGACTTGGCGGTTGTGGATGGCGGCACAGGGGCCTCGGACGCCCCCACGGCGCGGACAAACCTTGGGGCGCAGGCCACCATCACGGGCGCGGCCACGACCATCACAGGAAGCAACCTGACGGCCTCTAGGGCGGTCATTTCAAACGCCTCCGGCAAGGTTGCGGTGTCGGCCACCACGGACACCGAACTGGGCTACGTTTCGGGCGTCACTTCGGCCATCCAGACCCAGATCGACAGCCGCGTGGTCAGGACATCTTCGATTGGGTCGGCGGTTATTCCGGCCAGCACTACAGGTAACCGTGACGCATCCCCATCTGCGGGCTACTTCCGCTTCAACACGACTGTCAGCAAATTTGAGGGCTACAGCGGCACCGCGTGGGGCAGCGTTGGTGGGGGCGCTACGGGTGGCGGAAGTGACGCAATATTCTTCGAGAACGGCCAGACCGTGACGGCCAGCTATACCATCACGGCGGGAAACAATGCTATGACCGCTGGGCCTATATCTATTAACGGCGGCGTTGTTGTAACCATCCCCAGTGGATCAGTTTGGACAATTGTTTAAATGTCAAAAATCACCCTTGCACCTAACGCATCTGGAACTGGAACGCTCACCGTGGCGGCTCCCAACACCAACACGGACTACACCTTGACGTTGCCCACTGCCACGGGGACCATAAATACCTCTGGTTTGGCCAACGAAGTTCCTTCAGGAAGTGCTGGCTCCCCTTCGATCTACCCCACTGGCGACAGCAACACGGGTATCTTCTTTCCTGCCGCTGACACCATCGCCTTTTCTGAGGGCGGTGTTGAAGCTATGCGTATCGACAGCAGTGGCAACGTGGGGATTGGGGTTACGCCATTTACCAACACAACGAGTTTTAGCGCTGGAAAAGACCCTACGATAGTAAATGATGGCAGCTTTTTTGGTGGTGGTCTGTACTATGATTCAGCGTGGAGAAACACTGTTGCCAGCCAAGGTGGTTGGGCTTTAAGAAACACTGCTGGTGTTTTTACGGTCTTTACTGGCCCCGCCAATGGCGCTGCTGGATCATCTATATCTGCATCAGAACGTCTCCGCATAGCTGACGCTGGTCAAATCGGCATCGGCGGCGCGAACTACGGCACATCTGGTCAGGTTCTCACCTCCGGCGGCTCAGGCGCAGCGCCTTCGTGGACATCGCGTGGCTTTGCTTCGGCAGTCTTGACTGACAAAACTGGTTCTAGGGCAAACGGCACAACCTACCAGAACACCACCAATGGGTGGCTCTTCGTGTCCGTTAGGGACAGCAACAACGGGCAGTCTTTTTCTGTAGGGCCTTCGTCCGCAAGCCTTACTATCTTCAACACAAACATAGCCCCCGGAACTGCCATTGGGCTTGTTCCTCCGCTCTACTACTACTCAATCAGTGGGTCGGTGCTGCAATCATGGTATGAGGGACAAGCATAATGGAACACGGCTTCTATCACCCCGTTAACGGATACTGGCAGACCATCTCCACGCCTACGGATGAACACCTTTCTGCGTATCCAGAGGGGACTATTGAGGTTCCTATCCGCCCTAGCCCGCTGCACACTTGGGGCGGCTCTGAGTGGGTTCCACCGACACAAGAAGTGGCTGATGCGGAAGCCTCTAGGGTTGCCCGTGCAACCCGTGACACTGCACTTGCCAACATTGTTGATCCCATTGTCTCCAACCCCCTACGCTGGGCTGACATGACCGCAGAGAAGCAAGCAGAGTGGGCAGCATATCGTCGTGCCTTGCTGGACATCTCACAGCAGTCTGGCTTCCCTCATGATGTTGTCTGGCCCGTAGCGCCGGAAAGGGTGTAACCATGCCTATCACAATCAACGGCACGACAGGCATTGCAGGGGTTGACGGCTCTGCTGCTACCCCATCGGTTCAGGGTGCAGATGCCAACACGGGTATGTTCTTCCCTGCGGCGGATACTGTGGCTGTGGCTACGGGTGGCAGTGAGCGTTTGCGCGTGGATAGCAGTGGCAACGTGGGGATTGGGACGAGTTCGCCGCTTGCAAAGGTCCACTCGCAAGTAAACACGTTTACCACAGCCGACATGGTTGCCTATAAGGCCTACAACAATCAAGCCGTTGGTGTTTACGCAAACTTCCAAAACTCGGCTACTGGCACAGCCATTACAGATGGTTTCCTGATTGGCATAAACGACAGCGAAAACGTTGTGCTGATCAACTATGAAGCTACTGCAACGGCGTTTTTTACAAGCGCCACAGAACGTATGCGTATCGATGCCTCTGGCAACGTGGGGGTTGGGACGACCTCTCCCGGCGTATTGCTTGACGTAAGAAACGGATCAAACACAGGCGGTTCTGGTACTTGGCTGACTAAAGTTCATCAGAACACAAACACCAGTGGCTCTAACGGCCTTAGCGTGATGAATACTTGGGCAGCATCAACCTCAAAAGTGCTGGAGCTTGCTGTCGCGTGGAACGGAACCACGACAGGATACTATCCCGTTTTCCAGATAGACGGCATCAACCAAAGGTTTTCAGCAATCTATGGTTCAGGCGGCACTGCTGCGGTAGCCACTGTCTACCCAGAATTTCAATGCCGTGCTTGGGCAAGGTGGAATGCGTCAGGTACAATTGCGGCATCTGGAAATGTGTCTTCGGTCACCGTAGTTGGAACTGGCAACTTTACTGTCAACTTTACAACGGCAATGCCTGACGCAAATTATGCGGCAATAGGGTCAGCCGGAGATAGTGATGTAGCGGGAGCTGAATATATAGCCTATTTCCCGCCAACAAGATTTGCTGCCTCAAGTGTAGGTATGAGGACTGACTCAGGCGGTGGCGCTCCGCTTTCCACCGCTGCAAATTCCATCTCGATTTTCCGTTAAGGGTGCAAAATGAACAAAGTAATTATCTACAAACTTGATGCTGGGGTAGCGGTGGTCAATCCCGCACCAGACTGCGGGTTAACGGTTGAGCAGATCGCGTTAAAGGATGTCCCCTTTGGCAAACCTTTTAAAATCATTGACATAGCAGACCTGCCTACTGACCAAAGCACCAGAAATGCT